ATACTGCTAGTCAATTCTGAGCTACAGATGAACGCGCATGACTTATTTATTACCTTTCCTCCTGGCTGCGTCTGTGCTGTTCCAAGTTCCTTCAGTATTCCTTGAATTGAGCTTCGGCCTGAAATGATACGGGTACCTCCAACCCCTCTTACCAGTTGTTTCGCCATAGATATAGGCGGACCTTTCTTCAGTCCACTCTCTGCGTGAAACATCACGTATATGTTCGGATACAGTTTGTATATCTGTCTGTCTATCCATACGTTGTCCTTTACTACAGCCGAGATTGCAGCCAATCCTCCCCATAACCAGAAGTTAGTTGGTGACTCTAGTTCATTGTGCTGACTCAGTAGTTTGTCCAGCCAAGTCATCGTAGTCTCTAACAGTAAATTGTTCAGTGATGGACTTTGGTATACATAGCTCATGCACTTCTTCTACCTCTACTTCCTTGAACTTATATTTGTTTAGGTCACGGTAATTCTCCCCTACTTCCACGTCACAGGGTATCTTAAGGAACCGACGTGGTAACGAACAGTTAGTGAAATTGATAGGTCGTTCCATCTCCTTCTTAGCTACGGAAACAAAGTGGTCCAGATACTCGATTCTGATCGAAAAAAGCAATGCATCATGAGCCTCAAGTATAATCTTCGCTTCTTTACCGAACTCTTGCTTAATTCTGATACCAGCCGCTTTGGTATTATCAGTAACGGCTCGTTGGGGGAGATAGGCAAGAGCCTCTCGGAACAAGTCGTCACCCCATCTTTCGTAGAAAATACGTACGCCACCTCGTTCAGCATCGATCCCCCATGGTAAAGGTGCGATTAATTTTCGGGTGGCTTTAATACACTCGATTACTTCCGCGTGAAATACCTTCTGTATACGCGGTTGTTTAGCATGGAATATCTTAAGCGCGTGTTCTGCCTGTGACTCAGTTACTGTGATCGGGATTTTATATTTTCTAGCTTGAGTGTTAAGCTCAGTTGCAGCTCTCCTCTTTCCTGCTCCAAGGTGCCCAGCATGACGTAATGTCTTACCAGCAAATCTAATAGGGGACTCGTATCCAAGTACTTTTTTACTGTAGTCAGATTCACTTCCTCCAAAAAACCAGGAGGCAGTAAGAGCGTGATAGTCATGTTCGTCTATGTCCTTTAATGCTTGTTCATCAGTTGCTAGATTGAATACTACTCGCGCTTCGGCCTGACTGGAATCTAACTGGACGAATATTTCCCCCTCATCAGGCACATACATCATTCGGATATCAGCCCCAATATCCCCATGCTTAGTCATGGTTTGGAAGGCTGTACCCATCGGTTTCATATCCTTCTTTTTACCATTACCTATGGTATCAAAAAGAGGTCTGATAGGGGGATCTTGTTGTCCTGTCGATGTACGCCCTGTTTCGAGGCACATGAAACAGGTAGTTCGCATCTTCCCATCATAATCAGGGAGTGCGAGTAGGTAGGTGGAGATAGTTTTCTTTACTCTACGCCGCTCTAAACACTTCTCTATCCATGCGCGCTTCACTGGATCTTTCGGTCCTGATTGAAGGTTCAGGAGTGCGGTGAGTTCTTCCTCTCCTACGCCCGGTCTACGTGGGAGTCGCCACTCATCGAATAGGAGTGCGGCTACCTGAACATGAGAGTTGACATTAATATCGAGTCCACTCAGCTCAAGCATCTCAGACTCTAACCGTAAATCCCACGTCACATACTTGTGTATTAGCTCGGCGCGTTTAGCCTCATCTACCCTAAATCCATTACTCTCTATCTCTGCGTAGAAGTCAGGGAGTGTCATCAGGAAGTTCTCATAGAACTTCGTCACCCCCAATTCTTCTAAGTCAGCATTCATCGCTTCATCGACTTCAAGTGTGACACAACTGTCACGCGCGCATCCGAGTAAGAGATCTTTAACTGACCCCTCATACATACCTTCATCTTTATAAAAGGGTTCTCGGGTGTAGATACTTGTAAGAAATGCCAGCCCTTTCGGGAGTTCAGGGTTAATCGCAAAGGCTTTGAGTAGTGTATCACTACTGATTCTACGTATGGTGAATCCCAGCCTACGGAGTTTGTCTCGATCATAGTTAAAGTTTTGTCCAACAATGTCCTTCTCCCATAGTATTTCGGCGAGCATTCGCCATATTACAGCTAAGTCACTGGTAGGAATGGTCGATAGCCCATCTCTATTCCAGAGAGGGATAGTCATTCCATGACCCTTAGTGAAAGCTAGACCTATACATATGGGCAGACAATGACCGCCTGCCTCTATGTCCACGCCTACTCGTTTGTGATGCTTGTATCGCTCAAGGAACTCATAGAGTTCACCTGAGTTATGACAGATTTGAAGGGTACGCTGAGGTAAGTTCAGGATAGGACTAGCTGATTCATCATAGGCGCGCTTGAAATCGAAGATCATTATCTGACGATTCCAGAAGCCCTTAATCTCACCACCCGCAGCTGAATGTAGAAGATGCGCGGGATGATAGGTAGGCACAAACTTGTGACCCATACCCCACATAAGGGAGCCGCGATGCTTAGATATCTTTTCTTTTCCTGATAACGCCCAAAGCGCAGTACCACCGAGAGCGAGTATGACATTTGGGTTTACATCAGTGATTTCAGTACGGAGTTCAACCAGTTGCTGTTCGATATTAATACCGTGGTTGCGCGCACGTACATGAAACGGTAATCGTTTCTTATCAGCATTCGGAGGTACCTGATACTTACAGACGTTCGTAACCCAGCACTCATGCCGCGGAACACCTGCATCTCTTAGTATCCGGTCTAGCTCTCTACCTGATGGTCCTATAAACGGTTTCTTAGCTAGTGTCTCCTCATATGATGGGGCTTCGCCAAGAATCATTATCTTGGCACCTATTGGCCCCATCCCAGGCACATACTTTTCAATGTCCATAGTGATCTACCTTTAGTACTTCTTCTAGTATGACGAACGCTAAGTTAAGAGCTTCCTCCACTTCCAGTTGTGGGACCAGTTCCATCAGTATCCGAGTTAGTCTTATTAGAATTTCCCAGTCCTTCATAGTCTAGTCTCCACTTTTTAGAACAGACAGTGCAGATAAACATTTGACTAGCTGGCATCCATTCTATCAGTCTGTTGTCCGAGTTCGTGCAATGAGGACACTTCACTATCTGAAACTGACACATCAGATACTCCTATAGTTCGTTCGATTACGCGCACATGAACTGCGCGCCATCCTTTATCAGGCACTCGCAGGGGGGTGAACTCCACCATCATTCCAGTTCTCAGCTCAGGAAACGAGTTAGTATCCTGCCTGAGCGCGGTCCAGTGAAAAAAGATGCGAGTGAATTCGATTTCCTTAGAGGAGATAAAACCCCACCCGGCCTTACTAACCTTAATGATCCTACCTATTACCTTGAGTTGTTCAGTCACTTGAGTCTCCAATAAAGCGGGGGGATATCCGTAACCTCTCCAGTATTGGATATCCCCCCTGTCACTAGTCAGCTCAACTTACACCGATTGGAGTAGAATCGAATCGGTGAGTTCTGATGCTGACTAATGATTAGTCGTCATCTAGAACTTCATCATCTTCATCATCATCGTCATCCGATTCATCATCTTCGTCCACAAGCTCCTCGTCATCGTCCTCATCTGAAGTATCATCTTCATCGTCGTCATCGTCGTCATCGTCGAGAATCAGGATACGTGCGAAAACCTCATCATCAAACATTAGATACTCCAGTTGGGCCTACTAAAAGAAAGAGTGCGTATGGACTGAAGGCCATCATCCATACGCACTCATCTTACTGACTAGACGGTCTTTGTGGCGTCGTACCCGACGGTCGTGAACAACTCGATGAAGTACTTCTTCTCATCGGTGGTCAGTTCGCGGACTTCCTTTGCGAACTCCTGCAACGTTTGTCCCGGCAACATGCCGAAGAATTCGCGGCACGCCATGATGAAGGTGCAGTTCTTCAAAACCTGTTCTGGCATTTCTGTCTCCTACTTCTGTTTGGTTACTAACAGTTGATGAGGCGCCCCGATCCGATTCTCCACCACTCGGGGCCACATGGTGCGCTACACTAACTCGTAGGGAATGGCATACCTACTTGTTAGGGCGGAGACTACGACCTGAGGCCGCGATACTTGTGATTGACACGGTTCACGATGCGACCGTTGTATTCGCCGTTCTCGACGAACACCTCGATCATCTTTCCCGCTGCATTAGCGAGATCGAATCGTGCTCCGGCTTTCACATCCACACCGAATGATGCGAGGAATCCAACCGCGAAGCCAATAGCCTTCGAGTTGAAGTTCCAGATGAGTGTGGAACCCGCGAACTCCTCTGAGCCATTATCCGCATTCTTGATAATGGTTCCTTCCACCGGGTAGTTCGTTGAACCACCATCCTTTGACGGTGCTTCTCCTACACTGTCAATCCGCACCACATACCATGCGGGAATGATGATCTTGCCGTAGTTCATGTCACGATCCGAGAAGCTGATGATAGGCATTTGATTCTCTCTGTCTGTTGTCTGTTAGCTGTCGTTGTTAGAACTTCGTTGTTGTGACTGTCTGTAGTCGTGCGATGGCTGGTTTGATGTAGGTGTCGTATATTGGTTTGTCACCAAAGACGATCTCTTTGTCCATTCCAATCGCAGTCCTAGCGAAGTCATCGCCAGTGTGTTCAGTTAATAGACTATACTCACCTCCTGCACCTTCAGCGAAACCACGCTTGATATTGAAGTGATAAACTTCACCACAATATGCAGGGACTTTCGCTGCTACATTCTTTCCAGCCGTTACTATTTGACGGCTGATGTGTGTGACATTCTTAGCTGAGTCACGATACTCAGCCTTGATAACGTGCGCGATGAGGATGATGTTTACCCCATTATGGATATTGATTTCCTTTGTCAGGGCAATCAATTCCTGTATTGCTGCGGACTCAGCGTTGTAATCCTCTATCTCATTCACCGCTATGCCCGCGACGAGTTTACCTGCCTGCGCGCCACTCGCTCGTTTGACTCCATACT